ACTGATTACGGCTCTCCGGTCACCGGCTGGCGCACCTGGTCGAGTAACCAGGCATCAGCTCGGGTCGGCCTGGAGCGGATCGGCGCGGAGCTCGATGCCGGTGCAAAGGATAACCCTGGCAAGGCGGCAGTAGTCGAGATCGAGGGCTGTCCCGAGGAACGCCTGGGCCGTCATGTCCAGCCCGTGCCGAAGTTCAAGCTGGTCGGATGGGCAGACAAGCCAGCATCGGTTGAGGCCGCACCAGAGCCTGAACCGGTCGGCGGAGAACCAGAAGACGCGAACGTCTTTTAGGCAACCCTCATGGACGACATCGGGCAACTTTTGCCAGCAATTGCTGAGCGGTTTCTTGGCGAGCCGACTGATCGGCGTGGCACCGAGCTCCGGTTCGGCACGCACGGCTCGCTGTCCCTCGACCTGGCGAAAGGAACCTGGTTCGACCATGAGAACGGAGTCGGCGGTGGTGCAATCGATCTCATCAAGCGAGAGAGGCCCGAGCTCTCAGAGAACGGTGCCATCGCCGACTTCCTGCACGAAGAATTCGGACTCGAAAAGCAGGAAAAGCAGAACGGCAAGGCATTCGGGTTCGTAACCAGCCCGAGAGAAACGGTCGCTACCTACCAATACAGGGACGAAGGCGGCACGGTGCTCTACGAAATCGACCGCATCGAGTGGGTCGAGAAAAACGAGCGCAAAAAGACATTTCGACAGCACCAGGTCATCGATGGAGTGCGCCAGCCTAACAAAGGCGACGCCAGGCCGGTGCTGTATCGACTGCCCGAGCTCCTGGCATCGAGCGGCACGGTGATCGTCGCCGAGGGCGAAAAGGCTGTCCACGCGCTCGTTGACCAGGGCTTTATCGCGACAACCTGCGACGGCGGCGCGAAGAACTGGACACTCGTCCACGCGGCCAGCCTACGCGATCGCGATGTGCTGATCCTGCCCGACAACGATGAAGCCGGAGCAGCTCACGGCCAGGCGGTCGCGGCATCGCTGAAAGACTTCGCAGCCAGTGTGCGCCTACTCGAGCTGCCTGGCCTACCCCACAAGGGCGATGCAGTGGATTGGTTCAAGGCCGGAAACACGCCGGACCAGCTCCGTGAGCTCGCAGCCCAGGTGCAACCCATCGAGCACGAGGAGCTCGCGGCCATCACCCCGCTGCCGATCATGTCGATGGCCGATGTCATGGCGATGGAGCCCAACAAGTGGCTGATCGAGGGACAGATCCCCGAGAAGTCAGTCAGCGCCATCTACGGGCCGAGCGGCTCGGGTAAGACATTCCTGGCGCTCGATATGATGCTGAGCGTGGCGCACGATGTCGATTGGCAGGGCCGCTACGTCAATCCTGGTGCGGTGATCTACGTCGCTGGCGAGGGTGTCAGCGGACTCAGGAAGCGCCTACACGCCTGGCACGTCCAGCGGCAGCTCGAGGCCGCAGCGCCCTTCTACATCATCCCCCAGGCGGTTCTGCTGCAATCTGACCAGGCTATCGATGACCTGATCCAGACCATCGAGGCAGCTCGCGGCGATCAGCCAGTCCAGGCGGTGGTGTTCGACACCCTGGCGCGGTGCTTCGGGGGCGATGAGAACGAGGCCGGGCCGATGGGCGAGGCGATCCAGGCGATGGATCTCATCAAGCGCAGGTTCGATTGCAGCGTCATCGCGATACATCACACCGGCAAGGTCATCGACAAGGGTCTACGCGGCTCCTCGGCGCTCCTGGGGGCATTGGACAGCTCGTTGCAGGTACAGGCAGAGGATAGCTGTCTCAGGGTGCGGATGGACAAGCAGAAGGACGACGAGGAGCTGCCCGACGCATGGTTTGAAATGCGGAAGGTCGAGTTCCTGCGCGGCCCGTTCGCCGATGTCGAAAGCAGCCTGGTGCTCGAGCGAACAGAGGCCAGGGACAGCTCGGTCAAACTCACGGACAACGAGAAGCGGGTCTACGAATGCCTGGTCAAAGCAATCGACCGGCATGGACGACGCTCGGCGGAGTTCTCGTGGCTCTGGGTCCAGGAGGAGGATTGGCGGCAGGTCTATTACGACAGCTCCAGCTCGACCGGCAAACCGGGGAGTCAGCAGAAGGCATTCAAGCGAGCGGCGGACGGATTGATCGCCAAAGAGGTCGTCGCGAAGGACCAAAATCGGTGTTGGAGCGTGAAAATGGCGAAAATGGGGCCGGACATGCCGGACAAGGCCGGACAAACGGAAATGTCCGGCAAGAATGCAGGAATATCAGATGGTTAGTGGGTGCCGGACATTCAGCCGGACACCGGACAGCGTGAAACCGAGTGCCGGACGGACAGGACATCTCTTTAGATGTCCGTCCGTCTGTCCGGCCACGGTGCCGGAGGGGTAAAATGATCGAAATTCGAGACGTGGATAATGTCGTTTTGAGGCACGAGCGATACTGGGGCGTGGATCGATTGCCCAGGCTCGTGTCGGATTTTCTGCGGCTCAAGTTCGAGCAGCAATGCGAGCTGTGGGACGCGGCGATTGAAAGCGGCGACCCGGAGCGCATCGATAACATCGGCGGCGGAATGATCCGTGCCTGGAACGCGCTCGATGCTGACGCCAGGCAAAACGGACACAAGCAGCTCGAGCACACGATCTGGACAGCGCGGCATCCAGGGACCGGCAAAGTCGTCGGGATCTACAACGGCGACGTGAACCTGGTCGAGCTCCAGGATGTGGCCGATTGCGGCTTCCCTCTGTCGGACCTGGTGAAGTTCATCCCAAACATCCTCGTAAACGCCCTAGAAGCGTTCCCAGGGGCCGAAGTCGGTGACGTGAGGGGTAAGGAGGGGTTCGATGACGAAATTCCCTTCTGAGCTCGGAAAACAGCGTTATTGCATCCTGCCCGCTCGAGCGCCTTACGATGACCGGCTCGGACTCACGACGCTGCGCGTGTTGATGGCTATCGCGATCTTCACGAACAGCCACGGGATTGCCTGGCCGTCACGAATTACCCTGGCAAAGATCGTCGGGCGGCACGTCAGCACCATCAGCCGACACACCAGGAAGCTCGAGGAGCTCGAGTACCTGCGGAAGCTGCAACCCAGAAAGTATCCGATCCCGCGGCGGACAAACCATCACTGGAGCACCGCGCGGTACCAGGTGCTGTTCGAGGGCGCGAAGACGAAGCTACCGAGCAAGGAGCAGTTCAAGGCCGCGAAGCCGGTGATCCGCACGGATGATGAGGCGGCAAAGGATACGAGGCAGAGCGATCAGGGGGTCCGGGGGAAAGAAACGCAATACCGCGCAATAGCACAGGCATTCGCCGCCGGAGTCGCCCGAGCGAGCGGCCAGCACCGGATCGCGGACCAGAACCTGGACGAGGCCGCGCGCCGGGCAGCTCGAGGCGTAGAGCCAGCGCAGGTTACAGACTACGCCGAGCAGATGACGCTCGAGGCGCTCGAGGCCGGGCGACCTGCGCCGCTGACACTGAAACAAGTTGCCGCCTGGGCAGGATTGGACTAGGATTTACAAATGCCAAACGGACGAATGAGCTATGTATCTGCCCGAAACCCGCAGAAATCTGCGGATCTGCCCTGCGCGAGGGGTGGGGTTGGGGGTCCGCCCCCCGCGCGTGTGTGCCGGGGAGCCCATATAAAATTTTCGCAGGTTCGGCCATGAGCCGCGACCCCATAGTCAACGCGGTGATCGATATGTTCGAGGCCCGATCCGACGAAGGGATGCAGCGCTACGGCATGTCGATGGCTGATAATCCCAAGACGCCCTTGCAGTGGCTCGAGGACGCGCAGGAGGAGCTGATGGACGCTGTGCTCTACCTCCAGGCCGTCAAAGCATCGAGCCGCCCCGAGCCCCGCCGTGACGCCAATCTTTGTTACATGTGCGGCGGTCAGGTTGTTCATCTCGGCGATGGGCGGATCTACTGCAAACCGCAGACCCAGCAATCCCGCCTCGAGTGTCTCGACTGCGGCGCAGAGTTCACTGTCGATCATGGCATGAGGGAATTCGATGGCTAAGTCACCAGCGTGGACGCGGAAGGCTGGACAAAATCCGAAGGGCGGTCTGAACGCCAAGGGCCGCGCGTCGTACAAAAAAGCGACCGGCGGCACACTGAAGGCTCCCGTCAAGTCCGGCGACAATCCGCGCCGCGCCTCGTTCCTCCAGCGCATGGGCAACATGAAAGGCCCAGAGCGCGACAGCAAGGGGCGCCCTACCCGTTTGCTGCTATCGCTTCGCGCCTGGGGGGCGAGTTCTAAGGCGGACGCTGTTCGCAAAGGCAAAGCTATCTCTGCTCGAAATAAAGGAAAGAAATGATGCCTGGCAAAAAGAAGGGTCTATACGCCAACATGAACGCGCGAAAAAAAGCCGGAACCTCGCGGCCAAAGTCTAAATCGACGATCACGCCGAAGGCTTACGCGAATATGAAAGCCGGTTTCCCGAAAAAGAAGAAGTGACCGACAAGCTAACCGTCCGGCAAGCGCGCGCTGCGCTGAAGTCGGATGACAATAATCTGCGTGAAGCGGTGACGCAGGAGCTAACTGCGCTGGCAGCGTCGGAAATCACGGATGTCCTGTTTTGGGATGGTGAGGGTCGGATAACGCTGACCAGCGCAGACCAGCTCGAGCCCCGCGTTCGCAAGGCGATCAAGAAGGTGAAAGTCACGCCTGGCAAAAATGGCGCTTCTGTCGAGGTCGAGATGCACGACAAGATCGCGCCGCTGCGGCTGTTGGCTAAGCACACCGGAATGCTTGACGGCACGACGGACCAGAACAAGCCCAGCGTCATTGGGATCAATTTGAAGGGGCCAGCGGTAACGAGCTATGAGGTCGTTGACGATGACACATTGGACGGCAACAGCAATTCGTGAGCTTCGCACCGAGCTGCGCCTGGGTATCGGCGATCTCGCGGCGCGTTCCGGTGTGTCCGCGAACACCATATCGAATATCGAGAATGGCAAATCCCTGGGCCGCATCGACAGTCTCGAAAAGCTGTGCATGGCGATGGGCTACGAAATTGACATGATCCAGGTACGCGATGCCGAGACAGTCGAAAGCAACTGACCGCAGTCCCAGGCGTCGGAAGTCTGATGCGCTCGAGGCTCTCGATGAGTTCGAGCTCGATTTTTCGGAGTCGCCGACAGTTTGGAAATTCCTGAACTCCGATAATTTTGTCCGTGGGATCATGGGGCCGGTCGGGTCCGGCAAGTCTTACGCCTGTTGTGCCGAGATCTTCCTGCGCGCCGTGAAGCAGAAGCCCTCCCCGCGTGACGGCATCCGGCATTCCCGTTTCGCGATCATCAGGAATAGCTACCCCGAGCTGCGGACGACGACGCTCAAGACCTGGCAAGAGATCTTTCCTGAGAACAAGTGGGGCGCGATGCGCTGGTCCCCGCCGATCACGCATCATATTCAGCTCCCGCCGCGCGGCGATGCTGCCGGGATCGATTGCGAAGTGATATTTCTTGCGCTCGATCAGCCCAGGGACACGCGCCGCGTTCTGTCCCTCGAGCTCACCGGCGCGTTTGTCGATGAGGTGCGCGAGCTGCCCAAGGCCATCATCGATGCGCTGACCTCGAGGGTGGGCCGGTATCCGTCAAAGGCTGACGGTGGCGCGACCTGGCGCGGTGTGTGGATGTGCTCGAACCCGATGGACGACGACCATTGGTATTTTCGACTCGCTGAGAAAGAAAAGCCTGGCAAAGGTGCTTGGGCCTGGAAGTTCTTCCGCCAACCTGGCGGCGTTACGCAAGGCTCAGCGGACTCGGACGACGCGATCTTCGCGGCGGGAAAACATTGGGTGCCGCATCCCAAGGCCGAGAATACGAACAACCTGCCGCCGGGCTACTATCAACAGCAATTGCAGGGCAAGAACCTCGATTGGATCAATGCCTATGCGGCCGGTCAGTACACGTTTGTCCAGGAAGGCCGCGCCGTCTGGCAGGAGTATCAGGACAGCTCCATGAGCGTTGACGATCTCGAGCCGGATCATTCGCTGCCGATCCATGTCGGGCTCGATTTTGGTTTGACCCCTGCCGCCGTGTTCGGTCAGCGCTATGCCTCTGGCCGCTGGCATATTCTGCACGAGCTCGTCACCGACAACATGGGCCTCGAGCGCTTTGGGCAAATGCTGATGTACGAGCTCAACACGCGGTTCGACAAGCTCGAGCCGATGATCTGGGGCGACCCTGCCGGTATGAAACGCGACGAGATCTTCGAGGTCACGGCCTTCGATCATCTTAAGACCCTGGGGCTGAATGCCAGGCCGACCGCGACCAACGATTTCCAGGTGCGCCGCGAGGCCGGTGCCGCGCCGATGATGCGGCTCATCGATGGCAAGCCTGGGCTCCTGGTCAGCAAGTCATGCGCGCAGCTCCGCAAGGCTCTATCCGGCGGTTACTACTTTAAGCGCGAAGCGATCTCCGGCGGACAGGAACGGTTTCGCGATAAGCCGTACAAGAATAATTCATCACACGTCGGCGATGCGTTTGGGTATCTGTGCCTGGGCGGTGGCGAGCATCGACGGCTCACGCGCGGCGCGCATCGGCCAGGGTTCAACACTGAGCCTATCGTCGCAAAAACAGAATTTAGCGTTTTTTGAAAAAACCCCCCGGCGCTGGGCCGAGGGGCAAGGGTGGTGTCCAGTACAGGGAGGAGTAAGGAGTGGACGGTTTACAATACCCTTTCGGTACTATTGAGATCAACAGCTACCTCAGAGAATGGGGTCCGATCAGATCTGTGCCGTTTTCTCCCTCGCATCTGTTTTTCTACGAAATGAACAAAGTCGAGAAACGGATCTGGTTTGCCACCGAGGAGCCGCTGAAGACGATGGAGCTCCAGGCATCGATGGGGCCATGCATAACCCTTATGAGCGGCGGTCGTCCGTTCGTTTCCTGGGGAATTATTCTGCTGACAAAAACCAGCGCGGAGATGTGGCTCGCCGCTGATGAGGAACTGCTACGGTCCAACAGTCGGCCCTTTTTGCGTATCGCGCGCAGAACCCTGGACGAGATTGGCCCTGCAATGGGACTTCTGCGGGTTCAATTTACAATAGCCAAGGACTACCTCGATGGTATTCGCTTCGCCGAATGGTTAAAATTTGAACACGAGGGAACGCTGCGCCGGTTCGCGCCGGATGGTTCCGATTGTTTGATGATGTCGAGGATTTATTGATGGGCGGAATCGTTCGAGCTGTAACCAGTGTTTTCAGAGCCCCGAAGCCGCCGCGCCCCGACCCCCGCATTGCTGAAAGCCAGGCGCGCCAGGAGGCCCTGTTAG